GAGCGGATCCGTATCGCCTCGCATCATCTTGAGCTTCAGCGTGAATGGATTGGGGTGAACCGGTTCCTGGAGGAATACGAGGGGACCTACAAGAAAGTCACGATGGGCCGAATGAAAGTTCCTCCCATCAACGAAGTTTATTCCTACGCGCAGGCGTTAATTGCTCTGTTGATGAACCGGGACCCGTTTATCACGGTGAACGCCAAGAAGACGGGCTCCATCCGTGGCGCGCGGATCCTCGAGCAGGCGATTAATTATTACTGGCGTGAGTTGAAGATAAAAGAAGAGATTGAAGACGAGTTGATTGATGTGGTTCTCGCGGGATCCGGGTTCCACAAGGTGGGCGTGGCGAACGAAGCGGTGGGGATCGGCCAGAAGTTGAAGCAGGAGCGCGAGACTCTGTTCAGCTTGCGGGTTTCGTTTCGAGACATGGTGTGGAACATTGGTGCCAGGAAAGTTCCTGGGGATTGCCAGTGGATGGCGCAGCGGATTGTGAGACCCACCGCTGACATCAAAGAACAGTACGGTGCCCGGGCAGCGGGGCTGAAGGGTGGACCGCACCCGAGCCTGACGCCGAACGAGATCAAGGGTGCAATGTATAAGGATGACCTGAATTTCTCGGTTCTCTGGGAAGTATGGGACATCCAGAACGAAGAGAAGTTTCTCTTGGCTGAGGACCACGACAGATTTTTAAGGCTGGAGGAAGACTGGCCTGCCTACCTCGATGAGTATCCATTCCAGCACTTGTATTTCAACCGCGTCCCAGACAAACCCATGCCGATTCCGGACATTGCTCCGTTTGAACCACAGATTTTAGAGAAGATTAAGCTGATTGCGATGGGACTGAACCATGTGAAACGGTGGAACCGGCAGGCGTTTGTGAAGCGCGGTGCCCTCCGGCGAGCCGAGATGGACAAATTTGAGAAAGGGGTCGATGGTGCGATCATCGAAGTGGACGGCGGAGCCCCGGCGGACATCGTAAAAGCCACTGATTATCCGTCCTTGCAGGGGGATGTGTACGCGATTTTGGTCCGGTTGGACGCGATCATAAACGAGGTGTCCGGCCAGCCATCCCAGATGGCAGGGGGCACCGACCGTGCCCCGACCCGGACCTTGGGAGAACTCAAGATGATGGGGGCCGGTGCCATGAACCGGGTCCAGCGGAAGACCGACCGCGTTGAGACTCACATCGAAAACATTGCTCGTCACATGATTGCGAACCTAAAAGCCAATATCGATATTCCGACTTTCATTCAGATCACAGGCGAAGTTCCGCAGGAATTGATGCAGGCGTTTGGCGAGAATTTTGACCAACAGACAGGCAGCCTCCAATTTTCCCGGGAAGACATCCTGGGAGAGTACGATGTGGAAGTGAAGGGCGGGTCCACCATGCCCTTGAACCGGGAAGGACGACTCAGCATCTTGGGGACCGTTCTGGAACAAGCGGCGCGGCTAGCGCAGGCCCAGGTGATCCCGCCCTTCCTCCAGGTCGTGATACAAGAATTACTGCGAGATCTGGACATAAAATCCTTGGAAGAGGCGTTTGAGATCCAGACAAAAGGGGCCGAGAAACAGGCACAAGAACAGGCCCAGGCGGGGCAAGTGGAAGTTGAAAAAACGGCAGCGGAAGCCGACAAGAGGAGAGCGCAAGCGAATCAGGTCCGATCCGAGACCGCCATCGAAACAGGACGAGCGCTCAATGAGGCACAACAGGCGGGAGTGCTGCCACAGGCCATTGCGCTCGGGCGTGGTCTGGGTCAACTCCCAAGCGATGAGGACTTTCAGGGACAGTGATCTGCGAGACCTGTAAAAAAGAAGCGTACCGGACGTTGACGAAGATGGATCCCGAGGGTAGACTGGTAACGGTATGCAACAATTGTGCCAGGTTGTCGTTTATGCCGGGAATCCCGGACGTTTATTGGCCGGGGCATGAGCATTACAATGAGAATTTGACGGACAACATGGGGAACCCGATTTTATTGAAATCGCGTCGCCACAAGGCCGAGGCCCTGAAGATGATGGGCGTGACCGAGACAGGCGACCGAGTAAGGGGGGCGAGATAATGCCAGATCCGTTTGCGAACTTTTTAGGTGGTAGTGACGACAACGTAGAAATGAGGCGGATTCAGCTCCCGCTTCCAAGGATTTTTCGTGTCCGTGTGAGCGAAATACCAAATGGCCACATGCTCAGACCCGGCCATGCGGTAAACCTCAACCTCTCCGGCACGGTGAAAATGATAGATGACGAAGGCGACGTTATGATTAACGTAACACGGGTGGATGGGAAGATCCAGGGACAAGATCCCACCATCATCGTGAAACCGGAAATCGAACCCGCAGCGTCCTAATAATAAGGATGAAGGAGAGATAAATGCCAGAACAGCCAATTTCAAGCCCGAACCCGGACACAACAACGGCAGGCCAGCCAGATATAAATCTGGACCCTACCCCTGTTGATACACCCGGAACGGCGAATCAGGGGCAGAATGAGCCCCAGCCTCAAGTCATTCCCAGCGGCGAAGGTGAAACCCCGCAACCACCCGTTGATGAATCGTTTACTGAGATCGATCCAAACACACTCAGTGCGGAGAATCAGAAGGCATACAAAAATATGCTCACTGATTATAAACGAAAAACTCAAGCGGTAGCAGATCAGAGGCGATCCATTGAGGCGAACCAGCGAGAGGCGGAAGAACTCCGCCAGAAAGCCAGTGTGTACGATCAAATATCTTCAGACGAAGCGTTTATCGACTACTGGAATTCGCTGCCAGCCCAGGGCGGAGCGACGCCGACCGGTCAACCGACAGCACAGCAGGCTCAAGCATTGGGCCTGTCAGATGAGGACTTCAATGAGGCCTTATCGTCCAAAGAGGGATTTTCCAAAGTCCTCGAACGGACGATCAAAGGCCATTCTGAGCGTGAGAAAATACGCCAGGATCAGTTAGAAGCCGACCTTCGGGTTCAAAAGGCGAACCAGTTCGTCAGGGACTTTAAGTCCAAACCCGACTACACGGACTTCGATAAGTATGACAAACACAAATTCATTACTTATCAGGTGGCCCTCCACCGACCTCATCCAAAATCCTCTGAAAAGGATTGGGACAAGTTGCTGAACGGTGCATATTCCAACGCGAAAAATGTTTACAACGACATTTACAACGAAGGATATCAGGCTGGAATACAAAGGTTAAAACAGAAAGAGGGTAACTTATCGGAAACTCCAACGAGAGGAACTGGACCCGTCTACCAAGGCGGCAAACCAAAAGAAATCTCGACATCAGAAGCCTTCGATCTTGCAAAACGCGGGATTCGTGTTCCACAGGATTGGTAAATAAAAACCATTCCTGACTATGACATAACAGGAGGGTACTATGGCCGCACCTACATTACAAAGTTACGGCCCGGGGAATGTTGACGAGTTATTAACCACGACTCTAGTCAATATGATTCCGGGGATACGGGATAACGTATTCAAATCCAACCCCGTCTTCGACTTCTTGTACAACAAGAAGAAGATTCGCAAAAGAGGCGGTGCTTCTCTTTCGCATGGGGTTCTCTACCAAACAAACAGCACAGCCAAATCCTACCAGCGTTATGATCTCCTAGATGTCACGCCGCAAGACGGCATGACGCGCGACCAATGGCAATGGAAGCAGTACAACGTTTCCGTTACCATCGATGGTTTCCTAGAGCGGATCGCTAACGCCGGAGAGTCGAAGATTGAAGACATTGTTGACGAGAAGAAGATGCAAGCGCAAGAAGCGATTGAACTTCTCTTGGAACAACATCTCTTCGCTGCGGCTCCAGGATCTAAGGACATCGAGTCCTTGGCTACCATCATCACAAACTCAGGAGAAGTTGGAGATATCAACGGGACCTCATCGACATGGTGGCAATCCCAAGTGGTTTCTTCCGGATCGTTCGCTGCACAGGGACGAGCGGATTTGACCAACTTGGTTAATTCCATCAGCGTGATAAATCCTGTCGGTATGCCGGAGATGCTTATTTCGGATCAAGACACCTTCGAGCGGTATGAAGGAACTCTTACTCCGGAACAACGCTTCACCAACACTCAGGCCGCTGACGGCGGGTTTAACAACCTGACCTTCAAGCGGATTCCTTGGATGTGGTCTCCACAAGCGACAGCCGACACGATCTATGCTCTGCATAGTTCTGCGCTGGAGTTTATCGTCAACACGGATACTGACTTCCTCGTTAAACCGTTCATTGAACCTTGGAATCAAGACGCACGAGCCAGCAAAATCTTGCTCGGATGCGCCCTGACCACGGGGAACCGACGGAAACTCGGAATAATGAACAGCATCACCGACTAAAGGAGGCATAAAATGGCTGCTAAAACACCAAGCTCGGTCAGAGTCCTAAGCTCTGGCGATATGCGCCATATCATCGCCACCTTTACGGACATTGATGATAACGACACATGGGCCTCTGGTATCAAAAGCGCTCTCGATTGGGATGTTCACACCTCAATCGATGGGCCGCAAGACTGTACCGTGGACAACTACGCCGCCGCGACTGGAACTTTTACTTTCGCTTCGGCTGCGAACCAAACGGGTCGATTGTCTATTTGGTGCCGTGGATACTAAGGTTCATCTTTCAAGGAGGTAATATTCGATGGAAATTCAAGGACTTAACAGAGAAGATTCCGACAAAGTGTTTATCGCTTTTCGAAACGTGGACGGCGGTGGCTCTATAACGGCAAACGCGAACGTCTGCATCGCTGTAGACGGCAACTCTGTCAACGGCAACAATGCCACCCACCCTGCGGCTGTCAGCCTCAAGAGTTGGATTGGTATTGCTGATGCGACTGTGGCCATAAACGGCTATGGACGCTCTCAGGCTCTTGGCTATCGTGATTCCGTTAAGATCTCCAACGAGACAACTTCGATCACCATCACAGCCGGGGATGCTCTTATCCCTATTGCTGGATCGGTTGGTCTGTCGTCCGGTGGATTCAACAACGGTAAGTACGGAATTATTGCAGAAACCTTGACTCTCTCGCAGGGTCAAGTTTACGCGAAAGCAATATTGCGTGCGCTCTAAACATTGGTTTTTCCGATGTGAATGCAAGCGCCTCCTCGATGATGATCTCATCGGGGAGGGCGTTTGCTGTGGGCATCAAATGAAGTATGCACACTATGGGAGTTTTATTGAATGGGTATGGATGAAGTGGAGAGAAAAAAGAAAGTTCTTATTGCTGTCCCAGTCGATTCCGTTGTCGCGGCTTCAAGTTATCAAAATCATCTTGAGTATATGTTCCGACTTGGTAAAAAGGTGCGCGACCTGCCTTATGATTTCTCGATCGGAATCATAGAAGGCTGCTTCACGCCGGTCGCTCGGGAACGGATATGCGAAACCGCTGTTCAGGCGGGGATGGATTTCGTCTTCATGTTCGATGACGACATGATCCTGCCGATGGATTGCGTTGAGAAACTTCTCCGGCATGACTTGGATATCGTTGCGGCGCTGGCTTTCATGAAGCGTCCTCCTCATCACCCTGTCATCTTCAGCCAACGAAGAGGATTCGAGAACGGGAAGATGTATTTCTCCACAGACACCATCCAGAACTATCCCAAGAATTCTCTTTTCGAATGTGATGCCGTTGGTTTCGGTGCGGTCTTAATCAAAGTGGATCTCCTGAAGAAAATGCCGACGCCGTGGTTTCAGTCTACGTGCGGAACGGGAGAGGATTTATTGTTTTGTTTTAACGCCAAACAACATGCGAATGCGCCGACGTATGTTGATACATCCGTGAAGGCGGGGCATCTGGCAGCACGAACCCATGTGATCGATGAAAACGAATTCGAGAAAACAAGTTCCGTGAAACGGATTCGAGAAGTATGCGGAGAATATTCTGAGAAAAAGAAGGAGTCAAATCTTGTCGCTTAATGTTCAAACAAAAAATCTCGTAACGATTGTCATCCCCACGTTTGACAATTTTGATCTTCTGCATCAGTGCGTGTTGTCCATTCTTGAGAACACGCATCCGAAAATGTTTGAGATTTTGATTATGAACAATGGTGCTCCGAAGACGCTGGACTTGTTCAACAACAAGACGAACAAGATCCGCGTGATTGACATGGGGAAAAACCTGGGATGGGAAGGCGGGATTAACGCGGCGATCCCGGAAGTGAAAACAGATTTTATCATGCTCTTGAATGACGATACGTTTATTCCACCGAACGATCCGTCGTGGATTTTGAAGATGCTCGGGGAATTTCGTGATCCGTCTGTGGGGGCGGTGGGTCCGTCATCCAATTACATTATGCAGAGACAGAATATGTTCTGGCAGGGGCTTCCCCGCCGGATGGATGTTCACGTTCTGATCGGGCTTTGCATGTTGATGAAGACAAAGCTGTTTAAAAAGCTTGGAGGGCTCGCACCCAATCTCCCGGGCGGAGATGATCTTGATCTCTCTATCCGCATTGAAGATGAGGGTCTTAAGCTGAGAGCGTTGCGAGAAGTTTTTGTTTTTCACCATGGGGCGAAGACAGGAAGAAAGGTCCATGGAAATTATTGGGATTCTGAGACTCATCAGGACAAGACAAATATTGAACTGATAAAAAGAAACGGGTTTAAGAAATTTCAGAGATGTCGATATGGGAACCCGAAAGATAGCCTCCCGTTTCGATTCCAGGGATTAAGTGCCGACGCGGAAGGCGATTTGATTCGATCTCTCGTTAAAGATGGAAAGGTTGCGGATCTTGGATGCGGCGGATCAAAGACAATGGAATCTAATATCGGAGTTGATGTTTTCCCGAAAGGAACAAAAATCCCGTCTCTTATGGTGAGCCAGGTTCCGTTTATATCCCAGGCTGACATTGTGGCCATGGTGGACAATCTTCCATTTAAAGATGGAGAACTCGACTGTATCATCTCTCGCCATATCCTTGAGCATTTGATCAACCCGGTTATTAACCTTAAAGAATGGGACCGCGTGTTGAAGCCGGGAGGACGTTTGATCATCGCTGTGCCGGACGAGGATCAGGTTGTTGGGATTCCGTTGAATCCGGAACATGTCCATGCATACACCGAGGATTCGCTGAATGATCTCATCGCCTCGGTGCTTCCAAATTTTAAAAAAGTTTTATCTCAGAAGGCCAACAATGGCATGAGTTTTGTGGGGGTATATGACAAAGGTAGTTGAGAAAGAAAAGAAGATGATTCGAATTGCCCATATTTATGATTCCAAATGCGGCAGGAACGACGGCGCTCCTCTCTATACGTTGGAAGCATTGAAGCGCCTGAAAGAGAAAGTGGAGGTCTATCATTACCTCCCAAAAGGGGACCCGGCACAATGGGGCAAGTTTGATCTCTATTGGTGGGTGGATTTCGCTGATGACGCCTTGGGGTATCAAGACTTTCCGATGCCGAAGGATACATTCTATTGGTCTTCTGATTACCATATCAACAAAGATTCCTATGCGTATAGGCTTAAGAGAGCCAAGCAAGCACGGTGGGTCGCATGTTATCAGAAGAGGAATGTCGAAGAGTTTATCGGGGATGGAATTCCGAAGGACCGGATCTTCTGGCTTCCTCCGGCTTTTGAACCGACATGCTATCGTCCCGGAGTTTGGTCTAGCGAGAGCGACAAATGGATCGATGCTGTCGCAAACAAGGAATACGACTTGTGCTTTATCGGGCATGTGAACAATCAGAAAAGAGAAGACGCATTGGATCATATGTTCAAAGCGATTCCAAATTTCTTCTACGGCGTTCGCAGGTTCGAGCGATGCGCCACTATGTTCAGCCGGTCCAAGGTTGTGTTCAACACGGCCCATGCGGATGATATCAACATGAGGGTTTTTGAGGTTCTTGGATCCAGGAATTTTCTTCTGACTGAAGACATCCCAACCATCCATGAATTGTTTGAGGATGGGAAACATTTGGTGACATACAAAAATTTAGACGACGCAGTTGATAAGGCGCGATATTACATTGAACACGATGATGAACGGGAGCGAATTGCGCTCAATGGATGGCTCGAAGTCAACGCAAGACATACATACGACCATAGGATCCAGACGGTTTTGGATCGGACAGGAGGATAAAATGGCAGCAGGAACTCAAGTAATGACGGCTGATGCGGCAGTTGGGGTGTCCGGAAGCCCAGTCCGGGTTTTCACGGTGAATTTAAAAAGCGGTGGAACTGCCGGGAACATTGTTTTAAGAAATGGAACAACGGCTTCCGGAACGGTTTATCTTGATTTTACAGGGACTATTAATGTCGGGACCATATATGACATCGGGAATGAAGGGATGCTTTTTCCCGGTGGATGCTTTTATGATCACGATGCGAATAATGCCCATGTAAGTATCGTGTATTCGTTGGACAGAAGATAGGAGGAAAAATGCAAATGTTTAAATTGGTTCTCCCTGGAGAACCGGATCGTATTATTGCGTTTGACAGTCTGCCAAAAGATCTATTGGCCGGTATCAGACGAGCGCCGATAAATGGACTTCCGAAGTATTGGAGGCGATGGTTTGAAAATGATGCAAAGCATGATTTTCAGAAGCAGCCATTTCCTTTTTACATGTTGGATTACAAGCTGATCAACAAAGACAAGGAAAGATGGGGACAGATCTGTGAGCATGTCCGAAAAATGACACCGGATTCTTTCCGTCTGATGGACAAGTTGGAAGAGATGGGAAAACGTTTGGCGAATAATTGTCATGCGGAAGTCAGTCTCGACCCGGATGAGATTACGGTGATCCCTTTAAAGAAAGTGGATCTCCCGCCAACGGAGGTTCCAAAAACAAAACAGAAGGTGGCATAACATGGATTTCCTTACCCAACAGCAAGAAGTGGCGGCCATACTGGGCCTGGACGAGACTCAAAGCGATCAAGCAACTCTTATTAAAAGATGGCTGAACATCGCGCAGCGTGACATTGGCGATGCCGCGCATTGGCCCTTCTTGGAGGCAATCGACCCTGTGGTTGTCCAGACGGTCGTGGACTATACAACTGGTACTGCGTCCGTCGCTGCTGGGGGGACCACTGTTACATTTTCAGCCACCATTACAGATTCCAAAACAGATCAGTACATTCAATTCGATGGAGAAGATGCGTGGTACAGGATCACAGCGCATACAGCGGGGACCGATACGGCGACCATATCCCCGTCTGCGATTGAAGCGGAGACAGCATCGGAATATCAGATTCGAAAGTTCTTCTATGTCTTGGACACAACGGTTGACCGTGTGAGGAAGATGCGGATCTCGGATTGGCCCTATGAACTCGTGGGTAAACAATCCCAGTGGCTCAACCCCTGGTCGTCTTCAGCGAATCAAACAGGGAATCCTCGCGTGTTTGTTATTCGAGGGAAGGATTCATCTGATCAATGGCAATTTTGTCTTTGGCCGTTTCCGGACAGGGTGTTCAATATGTACGTGGAATATCTGAAGAAGCTGACAGATCTCTCGGCTGATTCGGACGTTTCCATCATCCCTGAGAAATGGCACACGACCACTATGCTTCAAGGAGCGATCTGGCGCGGGTGGCAATTCTTGGATGATTCAAGATCCAAAGAAGCTTACGTTTTATATCTGAAATACATTCAGGAGATGAAGGATGGAATCCTTCCAAATCTGGATGAGGAACGACAACTTCAATCGGTGGAAGGAGATGTGGCTTTGCGGGAACCTCTTCTGCCTGGAACTTATCCATTGGGGTAATTTATGACAACGCGATTACATGAACTTCCGCAAGGCGGTCAGTTTCGATTTGACGGTGGGCTGGCTTCGGCCAAGCCGAATACGAACCTGGAAACAAATCAGGCGTTGGACTTGAGAAACGTTTATATAACGCCTGCCGCTGGCGTTGAGAAGAGGCGCGGGAACACAGAGTTTAATGCGTCCGCCATGGTTTCTGGATCAACAGCAATATCCGGGCTTGGATACTTCAAGCTCTCGACCGGAACCGATTACATGATGGCGATAGCGGGAACCAAGATTTTTAAGTCAGACAACCTAGATGGGACGATGGATGATATTACCGGGGCTGTTACTATTACGGCAGGGCAGGACAACATCTGGACCCATTCCGTCATGAATGATCTGTCTATCTTTGTCGGTGGAGCGCCGGATGCGCCAATCAAGTGGACGGCGACAGGAAACGCCGCTGTTCTTGGCGGATCTCCCGTGTCTGGCCAGTTTGGTTTCCAGATGAACAACCGGTTTTTTATTGGCGCTCCAGACGCCAATCCATCCACAATCTATTGGTCGGCTCTGGCGGACCCTGAAGATTGGAGCGGAACAGGATCCGGAAGTTCTGATGTTTATACCGGAGACGGGGACACACTGGTTGGCCATGCGATTCTAAACACGGACATCGTTCTTCTATTTAAACAGAATTCAATCCATCAGTTCATTGTTCGTGAAGCACCGTTTCCTGTTTTTTCTTTAGCAGAAAACATTGGAGCAGTGAGCAAGAAAGGGATCGTGACAGCCAAGGGTCTTGTTTATTTCATCACTCCGCGCGGCAAGATGGCGATCACAGACGGAACAAAGTTTTTAACAGAAGTAACGTTTCCACGGATCAACGATGTCGATGATTTATGGCAGAGCCTTAACATGTCACGGATCCAATTCATTCAGGGGATTTATTACGAAGGCGAAGATTTTGAACACATCATCTGGCTCGTTTCAACAGGATCAAATACAACGAATGACACCGCCATCGTATGGGACATTCGGAACAATTGCTGGTTGAAGCACACAACGGGATACAAGGCGAACGTCATGATGTTGACTCAGGGACGAGATTTTTATGGCGGGTTCTATGATGGGAAGGTTTACCAGTTGGATGCGTCCGCTGTTTACAGGGATGCGTCTGAAACATCTCCGGGTGCCATTGATGCGTATTGGGCATCGGGATGGCTGACGGCTGGAACGCTCCAGGAATCGATTCGTCCTTTTCGATTAAACCTGGCGCTTCTTTCTCAGAGCATTGGCGAGTTGACTCTCAGATATGGATTTGATTTTTCAAGCAATACGAGAACAAACGTCATCGACATGACGCCTGGGGGTTCCACCTGGGGTTCTTTTCTCTGGGGGACAGGGATATGGGGCGGACAGGCGGACATTATGCGGAACATTTTCATGCGTGGTCGAGGAAATGCCTTTCAAATTAGTTTTCAAAACAATGTGGAAGATCAGGATTTCCTGCTCCACGGTTGGTCAATCAGCGGTGTTCCCGCAGGCCAAAAAATATTCGGAACGGTATAAGGAGGAGCGATGGCGAATTTATCTTTAAGTTTCACGCTTGCAAACGGGACGACCGCAGACGCATCGGAGGTACAGACCAACTTCAATGATGGAGTGACGTATATCAATGCGAGGAATGCCGCATCAGCAGACTGGGATGCGTTCTCTTGCGCGGGTCTCATGACAGGAAAGGCGACTCTACGCATGAATGACGGGAGTGTCACTGTTCCATCGGTCAGCTTTACCTCGGATACCAACACAGGCATCTACTGGGTGAGTGCGGATATTCTTGGCGTCACCACCGGTGGAACAGAAGCGGTCCGATTTAATGCATCGCAGCAGGCTCTTTTTACAGATGGAGCGGTTGGCGCACCTGCTGTATCTTTTGCTGCTGATTTAGATTGCGGTGCCTATCGTGTGAGTGCTGATCGTTGGGCGCTTGTCGTTGGAGGGGTCAGTAAGATAGACATGGCATCGACCGCAACATTACTTAGGAACCAATGTCGATTTGGCGATGGGACTGTGAGCGCCCCTTCCGTTTCGTTTGAAAGCGATGTGGACACTGGGATCTACCGTATCGGAGCAGATCAGATTGGGCTTGCGACTACCGGAACTTTGCGGATGAATGTTGCCACGGCTGCGATTGTTGCAACGATACCACTTCGGGCAGCAGACGGATCCGTAAGTGCGCCATCCCATTCTTTTTCAGGTGCAACGAACACCGGGATCTACAGGTCAGGTGCGAACATGAACATGACTGTTGTTGGGACATCGATACTTGGCCTAGCGTCAAATGGGAATGTAGTTGTTGGTGATGGTAGCGGATTATTGGCGACAACCGCGACATCAGGTTTCCTTTGGATTCGAGCCACAAATGGAACGCCAACGGGGAATCCGGGGACTTTTACCGGATCATACCCGATGGTCTACGATTCATCGGCAAATAAGATATGGGTCTACAACGGGTCCTGGAGAGGGGTTGTCGTAACATAATTTAGGAGGATTAATAATATGGCAAGCATAACAATTACAATTCCGGACGGAGTGGCAGCGCGAGTCAATGACGCCATCTCAGCCGAGTATGGATACGATTACAACAAGCTTAATGGTGAAACGAAAGTTCAATTCGCAAAGCGAATGCTAATAGAAGATTGGGCGATTCGTATTGCTGTGAAGCAAGAAGGAAGCATTGCTGGGGCGGCTGCGAAATCTGCCGCTGAAGCCCAGGCCAGGATTGATTTCAATATCACCTAAGGGCCGAGCTTAAGCTTCCATTTCGGTTCAGGTCGATAGGGCCGCCGGATCAGGATAAGGTCGATGCAGACTTTGAGAAGATTGAGAACTTTATCAATGACACGATGGTGGGGGACATCTCCTCCCCGGCTCAGATTACGTCGGATCAGGACGACTACGATCCCGGCGGTTCGGAATGGCTTAGGCTTTCGACGGACGCAACGAGAACAATAACAGGATTTGTGGCAGGAGAGAGCGGAGATCACTTATGGGTGATCAACATCGGATCAAACGATTTGGTTTTAGCAAACCAGAGCGGAAGCTCGTCAGCAGCCAATCGTATTATTACAAGTCATACGGTGGACATAACGCTCGATCCCGACGCTTCAGCACATTTATGGTACGACTTAACGACAGCACGGTGGAGAATAATCGGAGTGAATCCAAGCATCTGGAGCTAAACCTCGTCCGGGAAATTCCGAACCAGGTGAAGGTGGGTGCGATTGAGGGTGCGATCACGGCGTTTATTACTGACGCCATGATTGATACGGACCCGCAGGGATTCTTTAACCAGACGATTGAGCGTGTGGCGATGGCAACGTTCTTAAATGTCGGTGGTTTGGGGAGTTTTCTGGCTGGCTGAAGAAGAAGGCGATGTGAAGATGTACCTATTGGCGAACATCACCAAGGACATCGACAATAAGCTCTGCTATTGGATCAACCAGGTCTGGATCTCAGAGGACAGGCGGAACGATGCGTTATTTACAACAGGGGTCTGGCTGAAGCTGAAGCAGCACGCGAAGCGAAGGCATTGCGCCCACATCGTGATTCCAAGCGTGCGCGATGGATGGACGCGGTTTTTGAAGGATGATGTTCGTCCGTACTTGGAATTATTAAAAAAGGATTTGGAGGACTAACGTGGCCACAAACAATTTGCAGGGAATGGACCCGACAAAACTACAAGAACTACAGCAACAGATTCAGACGAGGCTTAACGAGTTGGGGCAAGGGTTACAACAACAGGTGTCGACAGGATTGTCCAACCTAAAACCGATCCCTGATTTACCACAACCCGGAATGGCACATGCTCCTTTCTCTGGATTGCAACTTGGACGTGGCCTTAGAGGATCAAGCAGAGATGACTTGTCGGGGATCCTTTCTGGAATGCCTCTTGGAAGGCGCACTTTTGAAGGATTACGAGGAGGAGGGGCTTCCTCTTTACAACGAAGGCCCTTACTTGGTGGAGGAGCAGGAAAATAAGAAAGGGCAAGGAGGAACGTTATGGCATTTGGAATGGGCGGGATTAAAGAAAGAGTTCGGCAATCATTACAAAGAACGAGAAAGAATAAGGCGGAGACAACAAAACCAGCATTGCCGCCTTTCGCTGGAATAGGTCCGTTCGAACAAGAGCAAGGGAAAAAAAGGAAAAAAGAAATTGAAGAAAAAGCGGCATTAGATAAAGCAATACAGGATGCTTTATTGGAAGCAGGAATAGGAGGAGACGAAGAGTCTCCCCTTGTTGAAACTCCTGTTCAATTGCCCCTTGATCCCGGGTTGGGGCCCACGACTCCAACTTCTCCTATTGGATTGCCAGAAGAAGCCGGTCTTGGAACATTAATCGGGGATCCGTTTCGGGACATTGCTGGACTCCAGAATTTCCAGCAGCAGATTGAGAAATTTGGTCGGAGGCAAGAGGAACAACTTCGTCAGATTTTTCAGGTTCAAGAACAGCAACGAGAACAGCGCCTTGGAGATTTGGCTTCGTTCCTTGGACAAGAAGAGACACGGAGATTCGAGGAAGCACAGCCTCAGATTGAAGAGTCCTTGAACACCCGTGGACTGTTGAGATCTTCCGCTCTCGGTGAAGCTCTCGCTTCGGAGAGAGGACGGCTTGAACAGGAAACTCAAGCTGCGCTTCTGGGCCAAGGCTTAAGCGATAGGGAAGCCGCGATTCTTGGAGTTGAGCAGATTGCCCAGCCACGAATTCAATCGCAACAAGCGGGTCTTGAGCGATTCTTCAGTCTCGAAGACATTGAGCGAGAATCGAAATTGGCCCGTGATTTGGCAGAACTAGGCGTCCCGCATGTCCCTTCACAATCAGGCGGAGGCTTCAGCCTCGGCGGAGCATTGGGTGGTGGATTATTGGGAGCATCGTTTGGCGGTGGACTTCCTGGCATTATAGGAGGAGGTTTACTGGGTGGACTTCAAGGTGGTGGCGGCGGAGGAGGTAAATAATATGGCACAGGGATTTCAGTTTCCAAACTTAAGATTTAGGCCGACAATCGGTGCGGCGAATATCGCACAGCTTCTCATACAGAAACCTGTATTGGAAGAGGAGATGCGTGCCAGGCGGGAGCGCGAGAAGAGAGCGAAGTTCAATCAGTTCTTAAACACGATTGGGACAGCCGCTTCTGTTGGGCAGGCTGTTACAGGTATCAGTGCCCAGCGACAGGCGATTAAACTTCGGAATCAGCAACAGGCGGCCCAGCGTGGATTGGGCGAATCGTTGGCCGGTCAGGTCCCGGGTGCTTTGGCTCCAGGTGTTGAAGGACCTCTTGCGCCAGGTGTCAGGCCCCAGCAGGAGGCTCTACGTCAGGCTGCGATAGTGTCTCCAGGGAGGGCTGGCCAGGCAGCGATTGGGAATGCGTTCCCTGAATTGTCTGCGCGTCGAGGTGGGGCACAAGGTTTAAGTTCTTTGGTCAGCCTTTCAAATAATTTGGCCAATCGAAGGATCTTTGTTGAACCCGGATCAGAAGAAGACGGGGCTCTCGTTAAACAACAGAACGCATTGAATCGGCGGATCTCTACTTTAAGCGGAGTCGAATTCGTCCCAACTCCTTTTACCTCAAGGGCAGACATGGATGAAGCTGCGTTCAAGGCAGAGAAAAAGAAACGAGAAGAAGCGAAAGAACGAGGCGGAGTTTTTGGTGGTATCAGAAGGTTCTTAACTGGCAGTTCGGGAGTGGAAACAACCGGTGCCGGTGTTGCTGTTCCTCGGGCACCTGTATTGAAACCAGAAGCGCCCGCAAAGAGAGGTCCTGCGTCCCCTGCTGAACAACGCCGGGGTCTTCAGTTCCGTACGAAAGAAGATGTTAAAGCGGCATGGCAACGAGGCGAAATTACAAGAGAACAAGCGAATCGAATACTAAGGGAAAGATTTGGAGGCCGATAAATGGCAAAAGGATTTTCCATCAAGGACTTCCTTGAGGAAGAAGAAAAGCCTTTCTCTGTGGATGAATTCTTAGGGGAAGAAGAGACAGAGGCTTTTTCCACTGAAGAGTTCTTAGGTCCAGATGAAATTACACCGACACCAACAACGGAAGCTCTTGGGGTTACAGGACCGACTCTCTTCATGCCTCGAGTGGTTCCTGGATCACCTATTGCCATTCCTCCTCCAATCACACCACAGAAAGCGCTCGGCCTCCCAGTCCCGGGCCCGAGCTTTGAAGACACAGAAGCGATGGCTGCGGAAGGTCGAGAAAAGATTGCTGATTTTATCAGCCCACAGAGAGAGGAAATCCTAAAGGAAGCCGGTCGGACCGGAGAAATTCCTAAGTTGAAGATCGCTGGCAGGGCCTTGGCTGAAACAGCCGTCGAGATGATCCCCATGACGCCAACGGATGTGGCCCTGTTCGGAGCGATTGGCATTGGCTCAAGCGGACTTGAATTCGCAGCCAAAGCTTTAGCTTCACGTTCGCCTTTGGTTTCCACCGCAGGGCGTGTGTTGAAGACTCCATTATCACAGCTTGGTAAACGAGGCCAAGCCATTAAACGATTCGGTCTCGGGCGAGAACCCGGTCTGGGGATCACACAGCCCGGCATTCCCAAGCCTCCCGTTCGGCCCCGGCCTTTGCTTGAGCCTGAAGCCCCCGGTGTTGTGCCGCCCAAGGGACCCATTGTTAAACCCGGCGTAGAGCAGAAAAGATTTGGTCCTATCATTAAACCCGGTGAGGAGCATTTGGCTCCGATCACATCCAAGAACGTCCTGGGTCCGATTGATAAGACGAAACCTTTGGAAGCGCAATTGGCGGATGTCATCAAGCTGGACAAGCCCAAGGCGAACGCGACCGAACCTATCATTGCCACAGAGGGTCCGACTGTTTTGGGTGAGGCTCCAGTGAATGATGTCACTGGTTCCGTTTGGCAGCGGGAATTGATTGACAGATTTACACCTCTTAAAGGGATCCCGAAGAAGGGGATATCCCCACAATTTGAACAGGCTGGAGGCGGATACTCCAAGTCATACGTGGCAGCCCGACTCCTCAAGGGAAAGATCCGTGGGAAGTCTGAGCTTCTGCTGGATGAAGTGAACCGGATTGTCGAGCCCCTGAGGAGCCACAAGGAAAGGCTCTGGCTGAATGAGATTTACACCATGCGGAACTTCCGAGATCTGGACATGATCGGAAGAACCACATCGAATGTCACAGTGCGTGATGCGAACATGAAGCTGGGTGCCCTGGAGAGACAGTTGGGCAAGGAACGATTCGCACGAATCAGCAAGGTGGCAGACGACTTGGCGGATATCCAGAACAACAAAGGGCTCGAGATACTGGTTGAAGGGAAGGTCATCTCACCCAAAACCGCCGCAGAGCTTCGAAGCCGATTCCCCAATTACCTGCGCTCTGAGATCATGGACGAAAACCTCTCGCCATTGTACCCGGAATTGATTGCTTCGAGCGGGGAGCAGATGGGACGGATCAACCGAGGGTTCCTGAAGACCAAGCTCGGGACCACCAAGATGATCAACAACGATGTCCTGGATGTCATACGCCGAAGTTTGATCTCCAAGATGGCCACCGCTGAGAAGCAGCAAGCGGTGAATACCATCGCCAGGGAGTTTGGCGTTAAGATCGGGAGACGGTTTCCAGGAGGGCCCAGGGAAAATAAAGTCGCCGCCGGGTTTGCCATCAAGGGCCAGCCAACAACCAGATCCACCATTGATCAAAAACAGATCATTGAGGCATTTGATTCCAAGAAGATCCCCGCAGGCTGGGTGCGAAGCTCCATGCAGACGTCCGACGGCAGAATCGTGGCCGTCAGAAAAGAAGTCGATGATCTCATGAAGGGCTTGAACGTTGAAGAGTCTGACATGATCACCCGCATGATGAGCCATTACAACAATTTCTTCCGGCTTGGAGCCACAACCTACAGGCTGCCGTTTGTGATAGCGAACCTGGCACGGGATACTCAGGCGCTTTTTTTCAATAAGCGTGTCCTTCCAGGCCAGAAATCAACTGTGGTTGCTGGGCTTGAAGGTGGGATGTCTGCCATTAAAGCAGGCTTCGGTGTGAAGGACAAAACCTTTAAAGAGTTCCTTGATTCTGGAGCCGCCTTTGGTGGAATTGTCACAGCGATCCCGAAAAGCATAAAGCTCCCGTTTCGGCTTCGGCCTCTGGGAGAGCAGGCCAGGGATGTTATCAAAGGAACAATCGGACTTCCCTTTGAAGAAATCGGTCGTCTGGCGCAGATCTCGGAGAACACATCTCGGTTGGCTGAATTCCTACGAGTGAAGAGAACACCTCTCCCCGACGAATTGAAAGCTCTCCAGGCACGGGATATCACAATCGATTTCGAGAAGATGGGAAATGCCATGAAGGTATTCAACCGGTGGATCCCATTCTTAAACGCACAAGTGCAAGGGGAGCTGAATACTGGGCGTGCGATTCAGGCCCAACCTTTGATCTCCATGGGACGTATCGGATACCAGATGGTTGTTCCAGCGGTTTCTTTTTATTCTTGGAACCGAAGCTTTAAGAACGACGAGAAGATTGATCCGTTTATCAAAGACAATTATTTCTACGTGAACTCAGGTATTGAGATCGACAGGGAAGGCAAGAAGGTTCCTGTCCTTTTCATCGCACGGAAAGGGGAAGCGGCAAAATGGTTTACACGGCCCCTTGAGATGTTTATGGAATGGTCAGAGAATGATCCTCAGTTTCGTATCCACATGAAAGAGTACAGCGCAAAGAACCTAGGGTCTGCAATGCTCAGTCGAGTGATTCCACCTGCACTCTCCGCCGCAGCAGAGCAATGGTCGAACTGGGATCTCTTCCGTCGACGACCGGTGGTTCCTCAGAGGCTTCAGGATGTTGAACCTGGAAGCCAGTTCACAACGTTCACATCGAACACAGCGAGACTCCTAGGTGAAGCCACAGGATTGTCTCCGGTTCGAATGGAATCTTTGGCGAGGTCACTCTTTCCGGCCTCGCCTCAAATCTTTGAGGGAGCGGATGTTGCCCTGCGGTCTTTGGATATTAATCCAACAATCCCCCGAAAAGATCCAGGAGCCCTGCGGCGTGCCGAGGCTTTTGTTCCGATTGCCCGAGCGCCGTCAGGGTTCTTTGGTGTCGAGAAAGAAGAAGCCATAGAATTCCTAGATGAAGAAAAAGTAAAAGCAAGGACACCACGGTTTCTTTTTGAGGAAGCGTTTAAGCAGTTCATCGATGATCCAAACACAGAGAACAGACAGCGTATGGTTAATCTGGGGAAAGACGTTTCCGGCCCAGACAAGAAGAGGATTATGATGAAGATAAGGAAGCGTCAGATCATCGAAGGGTTCTCCCCGCGAGAACAAGCGATCCGTCGGCTTCCGCGAAGGCTCCAGCAACAGTTCCGTGGCCGGTTAAGAGAGAGAGGTTTGTAATGGCAAATTTTTCAAATGGATCAGTAACAGTGACGACATCACCCACGCTGGTTATGGCTTCGCGTGGCCGGAGACAAGGGTATACGATCCAGAACAATTCAACCTCGGCTGTTTACTATGGACCGGATGAAAACATAACAACAGCGAATACGATTTTTATTCCGGCTGGCGGATACATCAACATGTCGGACAAGAAGGGGATGTGGCGCGGGACCGTCTACGGCGTAGTAGCATCAGGAACAGCGGACGTTCGATTCTGGGAGTGGGGTGAATAATGAGCATCCAGATATTTGTACCAGAAGCAGGAGCAACCCCAGCGACAGGGGTAGCGATAAAGAACTCAACGGTTCTAGGGAAAGCCATAGCAACAAGCGTGGCGGCAACCGTTAAGACGACGGTTCTTACTATCTCGGCGGTAGCGGACACATACATCACAGAGGTTGTCTGCTCTGGAATGGAATATGGCAAATGGTTTTTGACAGTGGATTCGGTAGACCAAATGATTCGACGCGGGGGATCGAATCGTGATGTGATATGGGAATTCGTAAATCCCCTCAAAGTTTCAAGTGGATCCGTGCTTGATGTGAAGGTACAGCATTTCGTCACAGGTGAGACTCCGGACTTTGAATCTACGGTACTGGGGTACACATAATGGCTGACATAGGCATATCGAAACAATGGCTGGTTTCGCCAACAAAAGAAATCGACGAGATGTGGGTCAAGGTTCAGATCCAAGAAAAAGTCTCGATGATCAACAGATACAAACAGGACATTGAAGACCTTGCAAAGGGTCGGATGCTGGATTTGCAAGCACGAGTGAAAATGCTTGAGCTTGAAATTCTCAAGCTCGAAAACGAATTACTACGATCTCAGTCTGTTGAGGCAGGCTAGAAGATAACAAGGAGGGTGTTATGGCTGACGGAAACTTCCCAACACTTGTCTCTAAGGATAGAGACGCTAATGCCGTAAGTAATGGTTTATTTGTAACCATTACTGACGGAACAGAACAGGCCAATGTAGACGCGAGTAATAATTTAAACGTTATTCTTGCGGCGAACTCGGGGACTGACATTGGTGATGTTGATGTGACTAGCGTCATTCCGGGGACAGGGGCAACAAACTTAGGTAAAGCAATTGACACGGCGGGGGGTGCAACCGATACGGGTGTAGCAGCCCTCGTAATCAGGGATGATGCGCTAACTACGCTGACTCCAGTAGACGGAGACTATGTCGCACTCCGGGTGGACTCCACTGGAGCATTGTGGGTGAACACAGGTGCCACAAGCGATCCAACCAACGTCGTTGCTGACGACAGCGCGTTCGTTGTTGGAACCGGAACTATCGGTGTTATCGGATGTCTCGCTGATGAAACGACTCCCGATTCCGTGGATGAAGGAGATGTTGGTGCGCCCCGCATGACTTTAGACCGGAAACAGCTTCACGTTCTGGTTGATGCGACCACTGACTCTCAACGGTTGTCGATTGATTCCAACGGAAGCGCAAGCGCAATTCTGGCTGCGAACTCCGGGACGGACATCGGAGACGTTGATGTAACCTCGGTGATTCCTGGGGTTGGAGCGACCAATCTCGGTAAGGCTGTCGATTCCGCTGGAGGCGCAACAGACACAGGTATTGCCGCGCTGTTCCTTCGGGACGATACATTGACAACCCTGACTCCGGTTGACGGAGATTATGTAAGAGGCCGGACAAGCTCTACGGGCGCTCTATGGACAAGGGATGCTGTCCTGGATGCAAACACAGAGCTAACTCCTCTCTATGTCCAGGTTGTGACGACCGGTGTTTCGGCCAGTGAGATTCATGATTATGATACCGCTGCTGCCGTTGCTGGCGACGCAACAGACAACCATGATTACACAGTGGCCAATACCACGTTTCTCTTGAAGTCGATCATCATGTCAACTTCGGGCGGAAGCAAGGTTGAGGTTCAGACAGGGCCAGTGGCTTCGTTGGCAACAATCGCGGTTGGCTTCGTTCCCAAAGAAGGCGGGACATTGCAACTGTTCTTTGATCCACCGGAAGAGGTCCCAGTGACTTCGACAGGTACAGTCAGGCTGATCCGGACCAACAGGCAAGGACAGGCTCAAGATTTGTACAGTACAATAATCGGTAATGATGTGTAACCATTGTTGACTTGAACAAATCGTAAACATAGTATCTCCCCAGGTGGCTTTAGTCACCTGGGGAGAAAGAAATGAAAGAGCTAGAATTAAATGAAGGGAAGAAAGCAGTAGTAGATGATTCTGAGTATGGACACTTGATAAAGTTCCACTGGTATGTTGATCAGAATGGATATGTCGTTAGAAGGGATAGAGGGAAAAAATCAGAAAGGACGTTTTATATGCACAGGCAAATAATGGGAGACCCAAAATACCTCGTCGTCGATCATGTTGATCGAAATCCGTTAAACAATAGCATTTCAAACCTTAGATTGTGTTTTCAAAAAAACAATTCAACGAACAGAATAGGGTGGGCAAAAAAATCTACGTCACCATACAAGGGTGTTTTCTACAGGGGGAATAGGAAACAAAAAAATCCATGGGTTGCATCAATAACGTATGAAAGGAAACAACATCATCTCGGTCAGTTTCCCGATTCGAGATCCGCAGCAAAAGCATACAATAAAGCCGCTAGAAAATATCACGGCGAGTTCGCATTACTAAACAAAATAGAGGAGAACTAATGGCAGATTTAAATCTGGACGGGAATGCTCCCGCCAATGAAACGACAGAAAACAAAGGCACAGAGAGAACGCATTCAGTGAGGATGAAATCCATCCCCGCTCAAGACAGGACAAACGAATACCAGGTTATATTCGGGAACGTGGATCGCACCAAGATATTGATGGCGGAGATGTTAAACAAAAACATTGTTGCGCTGACCGGGTTCGTCAAGCTGTTGATTCCGGAGGAAAAGCTAAAGGCATACGAGGAAAAAATGGAGAAGGAAAAGAGAGGAAAGAATGGCGGATCTAAACAATAAAGACAAGGGTGAATTCACGATAACGGATCCGACAAACGATGATCAATCATTGACTGTTGATACTGACGGACGGATCCAAGTTAAGATTCACGGCTACGACAAAGACAACGCTCTATGGCAACCGCTTCGAATCGACAGATCGTCAAGGGCGATGGAGACAATTGACTACAGGCATCACGAGATCCATAACGGAAACCACTTTTTCGTTCAGGGGCAAACCGATGTAACAGGGGCCGCAACAAATTTTGATGTTCTTATCATTGTCCCAAATACAACGAGCTGGCCACATGCGTTTTTTCATATACGAACAGAGGATGAGTTTGTTATCGTTCTTTACGAAGGAACTACTGTAAGTGCAAATGGGGTAGCCCTGGCCGAAGTGGATAACAATAGGAATACTGCAAATACGGCAGGGGGAACAACTTTCTTTGGTCCGACAGTAACGACAACTGGAACATCCATTCTTTCATCCAAAACAGGATCAGCGGGGTCTTTTGGTGGGCAATCACAACTTGAATATGAAATAATCCTTGCGCAAAACACAAACTATTTATTTCGTCTTACAAAATCTGGCGCGGGAACTCATTGGATCGACTTTAAATTAGAATGGTATGAACATGCGGAGGCGGGGTAATTATGGGGACACGAAACACACTTGACAAATTCTTTGAAGCAGACGATGTTCCAACTCAAAGCGGTGGAACACCGGGGCAATTGACACGGAACATAAGTATTCCAGCAGGAGAAAATTGGCACATTAACAAATTCGGCGGAAGCGCTGATATAGAGCAGACTGAGATAGAGCTTCTTTATTCCGAGGACAATGGAGCAACGTTTATAAATCCATTCGATTCCGGACAGGTAAAGATACGGTGCCTTCACTTACAAAACGGCGGAATTCAAACGGAGGAGAATCTTGACTTATGGTTCCTGGGTGGAACGAATCACATCCTCCAACTGCNTGCCAAGAATTATAACAATGTGAACGAAGCTGAGATCATTGGATGGATTCATGGATTTTCTGTCGTCATAAAAACAGGATTATAGGGGAGGAATAATGGCGTTTGTAAAATATCAATACAAGCTTTTAAAGAATGTACCGGAAAGTCAAATCACGGAAGCCAATTTGAATATGTTTGGGCAGGAAGGATGGAAGCTGATACATATTCAATTGAGAGATAACGGGAACTACGACGGAATTCTAATAAGGGAGTAACAAATGGATCCATTGCAGGAATTGTATCGGCAGAAAGGCGAAGCGCAGACACAGATAGAAATATGGACCGGGAAGCTACAATCGATTAACCAAGAGATCGCGAAGGTGATCGGTCGGGGAATCTCGCCTCCGCCACGGGAACAAGAACCTGAGAAAAAAGAATGAGATACAAACACTTTTCGGAGAAAGAAGTTGAAGGTCTCAAGCCTTTCTTTGTCTCCCGACTTGATGTTGCCCGGGAGTGGGCCGGGGTTCCTTTTGTCATTACCTCCGGCAAAAGAGATGCTGAAAATAACCCGGGCGTTGAAGATTCCGCTCACCTTAAAGGACTGGCGGTGGATCTACGATGCCAAGATTCAGTCAATCGATACCGTATACTTGCAGGCCTCTTCCGAGCAGGATTTTATCGGATCGGCTGTTACTCTCTCCATATTCACGTTGATGCGGACGATGAAAAACCGCAAAGAGTCGTGTGGCTTGGGGATTATAAATGATCTCGACAGGGAATCAAATGAAGGCACTTAGTCCCTTTCGGCCTTTTATACCAGCCCTTGATTGGCTTGCCGCATTTCTTTGCTTTTTTCCAAAAACTTATCATCGATTTGACTTGAGTGGGAGGAGATTTTTTGCCGGAATGATGAAGGCTTATATGTTCTGGCGTGGATATTATCTGGAGATTTTTAATTCTATTGTCTTGCCGATCCCCATTTTTATGGTGAACAAGTTCTCTTCGATCAAGAGATCTTCCAAGGTATTCGCTCATTACTTGCCTGTGTTCAAGCGTAAGGACTCCTCCGATGCGAATCCTAACATAGCCATTCCAGATATTTTTACCGCCTTTCCAATTTGGGCTTTTCTTACCAGAAAAAGAGCCAATATTGCTGCATTTTCTACTGCAATATTTTGCAGACTTTCGCATGTAATTATGAACTTCATATTTTTCATTACAAACAAGACATGTCTTCTCTATCATAGACACATCTTAGCATGTCCATATAGAAAACGACAGGAGAATAAATGGAAGCTTGGGCGTTAGAATTTTTCGGGAAAGGACTCTTGTCCAATCCCTCCATTCAAAACATTGGCGTGGCCGTTGTGATGTTCCTTGGTCTCCGGGAACTTGTCCGGATTATTGCCAATATAAAAAGGAAACGAAATGGCATGGACGACCGGGACCGATGGAAGAATAATTACGAAGGAATCTCCGACGATATCAGCATCATCAATGGACGGTTCGGCAAGCTAGAGAAGCAGATGGAATGGCTTTATGAAGCGCACCATGTCTTCGACGAAGACAATATCCCTGTATGGTATGTGAGGAAATCATTGGAAACAGCAATCGACAAACTGGCAAAGAGTATCGACGCGCAAACCAACTTGATCCAAAGGCTTTGCACCGAGCTTGAGCTGAGGCGTGAAATAGAGAAAGGCAAGACACATGCCTAAGTGCGCTCTCCCGGATCACCTAAAAGATAAGAAGCATAACGACTGGCCATGGCCGTTGTCGTATCTCCCACGGTCCATCAATGCGTTTGGTCCCCGCTGCCCAGAAGGAACAAGAGGATATCGAAAGTGGCCGCCTGAAGACAATATTCGAGACATGATAAAAAAAGGGAGGCAGGGGGATTGGATGTTGAGTGGCGAGCGAAACCCAATGTCAAAATTGACATGGGGAAAAGTAAACGAAATAAGAAAAAGATTTAAAAAAAGAATTGTTACAGGCGAAATGCTTTCGAATGAATATGACGTTAGCAAATGGACGATTTGCCAAATCATTAGAGGTAAATCTTGGACTTAAAATAGACTAGGAGGAATAAAATGGAGTTCTTTACAAAGATGGTTGAGTGGATAACGAATAACGCCGGGAATCTTTTACAGATTATTGGTGGGTTCGCTGTGATTGCCACCCTGACTCCGAACAAAGCCGACGATAAGATTGCTCAGATTGTTCTTGATGTGGTCAATTTCCTCGGTGGTAATTTAGGAAAAGCAAAAAACGATCCGAATAAATAGACTAAAGCCCCATCTGTATCACATCATGCAAAGACTTGGCGACGAACCATAGGCCATTAGATTCATTAATTCTTTGGCCCACAATCTTTTGATTCATGGTCACGATACCTGTCTTTGATTTGACCTCGATACCAAAATAGCGGCCTTGCCGGGTCATACCCTCTATGTCTGGCCATCCTGCTTCGCCTATTTTTATGGCCCTTCCTTTGCCCTTCTTCCCTTTCATGAACATCATCCCTGCGTTGTTTCTTTTGCATACGTATCCTTTGATATTGAGATAGTCGAGGATCTGTTTGACGATGGATTGTTCCGGGACGGCATTACGGGACACGACGATTCTTGGCCATGTNACTGGGGAGGATTTCTTTTACTTTTGGGAGTTCTGATTTCTTGAAACGTTTCTTGTTGTAGTTGTTTTGGGCGGAGACGTTGTGGTGGAATTTGTAATCGTGTCCACATTCGTTGCAGATAAAGTGGATTATTTCTCCCTTGAAGCAGTTGGGGCAGAATTCAGTACCGCGTTCTCTCTTCCACATCGATGGCACCGTGTAATGGTAACGTTAGCGTAAAGAGATTCGGACTTCTTGTTCTTCTTCTGATTCCACTCAAGAGCCGCATCCCCTTCGAATACTTTCTCCATCTTACACAATCTGATGCGACAGGAAAAAGGAATCTTATGGCTTGTACTTGACCATGAATCGGTAGGTTTGGAGGTTTCGGATCGTTTGTTCACGGAAGTCCCTCATAATATCAGGATCACTCAGTTTCTTGGTGTCGGGTTCGTCGTCTTCTTTTCCGAATCGGATGATCTCCCAGAAATCGAATCTGACTCCCAGCCAGAATTCAGCAAGGATGTCATACCAGGCAAGTTGGAAAAAGTCCGAGTCATATATGCTTTTTCCCGATTTATAATCTTGGAGGCCCATCTTGCCATCGCGGATGACATAGCGATCAAGCGTCCCGCCAACCATATATTGAGGGTGGGCCATAATAACTTCGCGTCCTTGTACATCATCATATTTACCTCTCTTTTCGTACCATTCCCCATGAAGCCGTAGAATATTCTGTAGCTCGGGAATCTGGGGCGCTTCAAATTTCTCGCCTTTTTCAACTTTAGGATAAAGTTCATGGGCCAAGTTCCCTATGTCTCCAGCTTTTTCCAGCTTACCACCGGCGATGTATTCTTCCATGCCCTGTGCAACACGCCATTTGATAAGGGCTTCTGACTGAGGGAAGCCTCTCTTGATTGTGGTGACAGATACGACAGGACGCCTACGATCCTCTCCGGCTTTCTTTAAATAATATCGGTGGGTCTTAGGGTTAAAGTCGAGGATGTGTCCATCTTTCTCGGATGTCCAGATGATGGGTTCGTTCATTTCTTTTCTCCTGTTTCAGTAAACACTTCAGCATAGGCCGCTTTCACTTTCTTGTAAATCCCTTTGATCCATTCTGGTTTGCGCGGGGCAATGTTGGCGAGGTCATCCATGCGGACCCACTTCTCTTCCCCGGATCCTTTGGCCTTGTAGGTGGTGATTTGTTTCAAATGATTGTTGGCCATCTCTTCATCGCCGTTGTTCATCTGCAAAAGTTTGTCGTAGATCTCCGGCAACATCTCCTCCATAGGGGGATATTTCGACGGGGCCTCGGGCGGCGCGACAGAAATCTCTGAGGTATGAACGATCTCAGGTGGGGCTTGGGGTTCGATGGAGGTGCCATCCAATTCGTCCTGCTCATCCACACTCACAAGTCCTCCGGCCTCTTCAGGGGTCCCCATGCCACAGACCACATCCGGGAAGATGAGATTCATCCCGGCGGATATGGCACGCCAGAGGAGCATGGTCTCGGGCTGCTTCATCCAGTTGTCCTTGCCGGTCAGACCCAGCTTCTTGGCCTTGGCCATGGTGAAGGTTTCGGTGTGCCAGTCCATGCCCTTCCGTTTCACCTGGAAGACAGCCTTGGATGCGTCAGTGAAGAACTTCACATTTTCGATGAGCTTCTTCTGGTAGGCCATCGCAAGCATAAGCCGAGGCTTGATCGTGACTTGCTGACGAATCACATCTATATTGCGTATCGATTGCATGGGTCCAATCCCAAGCTCCCGGCCCGAGGCAACGACGGCCACCACTTGCTCGGGAGTCTTGAGTTGGGGGGGTAAGAAGCCTGATTTAATCAGGGAGTTGGCCTGAGTAAACATCTCGGACCATTGGGGGAAAGACCCTTTCGTTTGAAGTGCCTGTGTCATGCAAGCTCCAGTAGTCGTTTAATCAGATGCTTGTTGGGAAGACTTTTCGCTCGTCTCTTTCCCGTGTACCAAGAATAGACAGTGTGATAACTGACCCCAAGATCACGAGCAATCCAAGTAAGGGTATAGCCCTCTTTGTCAATAAGAATGCGAAGAGTTTTTTTAATGGATACATTGCTATTCATCTTTTGATTTATTGATTAGCCAAGTCACGGTCATTTCTGGTTCCATGGTTGAATTGGGTTCCCACTCTGGAAGAGAAGACCACGTAGNCGATGTTACGTCTTTTTTGTATTTTAATTCCATGGTTAATAGTAAAAAGAATGTTTGACAATGTCAAGATTCTTATGATTTAATTTGGCACATGATTCAGATCGGCCCAGCGGCAATCAAGAAAGAATACAAATACGAGTGGGATAAAGGGAGTGAGCGATGGCTAAAACAGAAGTTTGCTGTTCCGGAAATAGAGTGGTTGCCACAGAGGAAAAGAAGCCCAGAAGAGGTAGAATGGTTGACGGAGTATGCCAAACTCTTGACGGAGACGATAAGATTGGACGCTCAACTTCGCACACTACCCTCTCAAAACTGGACCGACGAGGAAGTAGATCGGTTCGTAAAATCCCACATCGACATGCTTTCTCAAAAGGGCTATACCCACTACCTCGGTACAATCCATGATGTTTCCAAGGGCACATACAATAGGATGAACGATCTATTCGAAGATGCCATGAGCAAAGTCCGGGCTTACAAGAGACACACCATCGCGCACCCGGACATGGAGAACGCGGTGCAAGTTTGGTTCCTCTACGCAGATAAGAAGTTAGACGAATTTAAGGAAAAGAGTTTTACCTGATGGATTTTCACGTTCAGAAGACCAAGATCTATACGTTCCTGGACCGCGATATTGATCTGATGGCTACCTTCTACGAGGAGTCTGGCCGAATCGAATTTAATTGCATAACACGAGACTACTACTGGCATGACGAGCTTCACAATTTGGGTCGATTTATCAATCGGATTTGTGAATTTGTAAAGGAAAAACAAAAGGAAATCGAAAAGGAGAAACGTTATGTCAAAAGGAAAATCACATCCGAGAGTGAGCGTGAAAGCCGAGCAGAGTCCAAACGGCAAGAAGCCTTATCGAATGAGGCATTGGATCGTCGACGCCGACACCTTGAAGAACACCCTGTACCAGAGGAGAACGGGACGGTTCGCGGAGATGAAACAGTCAGTCCTGGAGAAAGCGAGGGCGCTTGAAAAAAATAAAGCATATTGCTTTGGTCCGCCGCGATCAAAAACGCTGCCCCAAAAAGACATCCTCTCAATTTTCGCAGCCTTGAATGGAATGTTCATAAAGCAGAATTTCCCGTATCGCGCCCGGTGATCTCATGGGGAGTCATGTTTCGTGGTCATGTCAAAAGAAGCCATGGAAAGGATCCGCAAACATGTTTAACAGAATGCACAATTACCCAGTAGGATCCGAGGTTCAAGCCAAGACAGGACACGTAAAAAAGAAAATCTCAGACGGAAAATGGCAGGGACGCAATCGCTGGGTCGCTGAGAAGAAAATCGTGAAGCGAGAGCTTCATCAAAATGAGCGCGTGTTCCACATTAACGGGAAGAAAGACGATGACGGCACAAAGAACTTGGTCATCATCACTTTCTCGATGACAAAGTTTATTTTGCCAAAGTCACAGGTCATCTTTATCCCGAAATAACAATTTGCCGTGGCGAAAGGTAACGGTTACTTCTAACTTGAAAATAGAATGGCGAAAGCCATAACCGTTCCTGCTTGTTCCCGGCATTAAATTTGCCGATGGTGTAGGATTGGAATACATCGCCTGTTAAGCGAGAGGTCGCTGGTTCGAGTCCAGTCAGGAGGCTCCGGTCTCCTGTAGCTCAGTTGGTTAGAGCGCTAAAAACTTCTTGTCCGTTTGTTCCTCGGCATTAATTTTATGGACAGGCGTATTTTTTATTCAAGATTCACATGGAAAAGCACGAGTAAGTGCTGGCCATGGCATGGATGCAAATCAAAAGGATATGGAGTTTATGGGAAAAAACACACGGGCGCACATAGAATCATGTGGAGCATATCCAATGAAAAAAGAATTCCCAAGGGGTTGTGGATCATTCATTCTTGTGATAATCGCGGATGCGTAAATCCTTGGCATTTGCGCTCTGGTACACCCAAAGAAAACACAAATGACATGATGCTGAAAATGCGTCATCGTTACGGATTTTTAAAAGGAGAAGATTCTCCAGCATCAAAATTCAAATTGAAACAAGTCAATTGCATACGTTCCCTCTACAAATCGGGCCATTATACATTCGTGTGGCTTGATAAAAAATTTGGTGTTTCTGATAGAGCTATCAGCAACATCATTAAAAATAAATTATGGAGTGGTGAAAATGAAAATAAACGTTGTTCAAAAAATACATACACACGAAGGAGCAAGAGCAAAACAGATAAATCCTGAACTTCAACTTCGAAGATCAGTATGTGCCTGTATGCTTTTTGAAGATACATTTTATGAGGAAGGCGAAACGATTGCCGAGAGAATACTGGATGTTATTCCCAAAGTTGAGCCCGATAAAGTCGCTCAGCTTGCAGTTGAAGCCCGGACGAAGTTTAAGCTCCGTCATGTGCCTCTCCTTATTGTGCGAGGCATGGCAAACCGGAAGTCCCACCGTCATCTTGTGGCGAAAACCCTTGAGGAAATCATCCAAAGGCCGGACGAACTTACGGAGTTCCTTGCAATTTATTGGAAAGATGGTCGAGCACCCTTGTCCGCTCAAATCAAAAAGGGGCTCGCTCGAGCGTTTCCTAAGTTCGATGCTTACCAGCTCGCCAAGTGGGACAAGCCGGGATCTATCCGATTAAGGGACGTTCTCTTTTTATGCCATGCGAAACCTAAAGACGAAACCCAAGCAGAACTCTGGAAAAAATTGGTGGATTCAAGTCTTCCTGTCCCCGACACATGGGAAGTTTCTCTATCCGCTTCTAAAGGGAAAGATAAAAAAGAAGAGTGGACTCGACTTATTTCAGAGAATAAACTCGGATCTCTTGCACTTCTCCTAAATCTGCGAAACATGCTCAATTGCTCTGTTGATCGAAGCCTTATTAAAAATGCAATCAGTAAAATGCGCACAGAACGGGTTCTCCCCTTCCGATTTATTGCGGCGGCACAACACGCGCCATCTCTTGAACCTGAACTCGAAGCGAAACTTATTGAATCGCTCAAGGAAAAGGAAAAGCTGAAAGGCGAGACCATACTCTTGGTCGATGTCTCGAGATCCATGTCGGGTCCGTTGTCTGGTAAATCCAAAATGGATCAACAGGACGCCGCTGCGGGTGTGGCGATGGTCGCGCGCGAGATCTGCGAAAACGTGAGAGTCGCAACCTTTTCCAATCAGGTTGTGGAAGTTCCTCCTCGTCGAGGATTCGGGCTTCGGAATGCCATGCGGAACTCTCAGCCAAGCGGTGGAACATACATAGGAGCCGCCGTGACTTGGGCTCGTAAGCAAAGTCCCGACCGAATTATCGTCATCACAGACGAACAGTCACATGATGGTGTGCCGGATCCCAATGCAGCCGCCAAGGGATACGTGATCAACGTCGCACCATATAGAAACGGCGTGGGATACGGCGCTTGGAAACACGTGAACGGATTTTCTGAATCTGTACTGGATTATATTCGTGAAATTGAAAATATCGAGAAAGAAAGCGAAAGAAGTATTTCTTAGAAAACTCATCCCATTTGCTCTCGGAAAAGGATGCTGGCGCGTTACAAGATATAATGACAGACCATAAGCTAAATGCGATCGTTAATTGTCTCAACTCTTTTGCGATCCTCATTATTTCGATTGCGATAATTATAATTGGTTTTAAGCATCGTTCTTTTAAGAAACAGTTAGAGCGCCAGTTGCAAGCGATAGTGGAAATTACCAAAGTCATTGATACTCATCATCGGGTAGATGAATGAGCGTGTATCCGTTTGATGAGGAAATCGAGTTGCGTGATTTATTGGCCGGATGTATTTTAATCGCAACGTATGAAAAGAATATTGTACGTGACATGTTCCCATTTGTGGCACGACTCGCCTATGAGCGTGCAGACATAATGATCAAGGAGAAAGAGATGCCAAAGAAAAAGAAGAAGAAAAAGAAGAGACGGTAGTCTTTAAGCCGTGGCGGTGTGTCAGCACCGGGTAGACATCGGCTTCCAAATAACCTTTACATCACTGACAGGCAATAGAGATAGGTTTGGAACCGATTGGCTGGGTAGATCTTCAAGATTGAAACTGGCCCGGAGCCGGGGTGTGGGAAACCGGCCCACGGCCCAATTTGAGGGCGTGGTCTAATGGTAAGACGACGGTCTCCAAAACCGTAAACCAGGGTTCAATTCCTTGCGCCTTCGGAGGTGAGTAAGAAAAGAAAACGGTAGTTTCTGATTCCCGTCGGAAATGGCGGGACACTTTATGTATGGAAAAGTTCTGGCAATCATTCTTTTATGTGTGTCGCTTGTGTATTCAAACGATTCCACATTGGCTCCGCATCCCATCTCCTTTGCCCCGATGGGCGAGCCCACCTCCATCCAGATCGATATTGGAGGCGTGTGGTACGAAGTCAATTGGGACGGTGCCAGTCTGGATCTCGAATACGGCAAGCCCCCGCCGTATGATTCCGAACCGCCTGGGAACGGCGACCATCGCGACAAAGACCCCTTTGATTGGGCCGGGTTCTGGTTTATCATAATAGGGTCGATAATTTTTGGAGCCCTGATGTGCTGGGCGATAATTTATTTTTCGTGATTTTAAAGCCGTGGCGGTTGCGCACAGCAGACGGGTCTAACCTAAGAGAGGCAATCGAAAACAGTCGGATGAAACGAGAGGCCCTTTAAAGTAATCCGATCATCCAGGTAAAAATACCTGGCCCACGGCCCAATTTATAGTTGATGGTTTAGTGTAAAAGGAGAAAATATGAGTCAATGCAAAACAATAAAAATAGACAGTGTAGAATACGTTAGAAAAGATTCGTTGCGGGAGAAGTGGAGGATACCGAAGGGGGACAAGTCTAACCCATTCATGGAATGCGGATTGGTTTATTTCGTCCGAACGGTGACACATTACTTCACTGGCCGATTGATCTGGGTCGGTGAAAAAGAAATTGTTTTTGAGGATGCATGCTGGATCGCAGACACAGGCAGATTCTCTCAGTTTCTTCAAGACAAGGAAAAAGTCAATGAAGCAGAGCCATTTGGAGAGGGATCTAAGGTTATTATTGGGTGTGGCTCAATCATTGACATGGTTGAATACAAGCCTTCTCTAATTTTGGTGCAAAAATGAATCAAGCGATATTGACACTTGGATATGAGAATTCGCGGTCGAGGTCGGGTTCGATGTCGAGGATGTCGAGGTCGCGGTCGAGGTCGAGTTCGATGTCGATGTCGAGGATGTCGAGGTCGTTTTCGCGGTCGAGGTCGTGGTCGAAGTCGGGGTTGATGTCGAAGTCGGGGTCGAGATCGTGGTCGAGGTCGGGGTCGAGGTGATTATGGCGAGGTTGGAAAACTTTAAAAACAAATATTCAGACGCGTACCACCTCAAGGAAATCCGGGGGGAGAAATGAAGAAAATAAAACTCCACAATGGCCAATCTGCCATCGTTGATAATGATATGTTCCCGCTCTTGAGTCGATATAAGTGAAGGACATTGGATCAACGAGGCAAAACATATGTTCGACGAGGCCATTATTTTAATGGGAAGCAATTAACTGTTGGGATGCACCACTATGTTATTGGCTATCCATTAAATGGTTTGGTAACGGATCATATCGATGGGAATCCATTGAATAATAAACGGTCGAACCTAAGAACAATATCCAATAGAGAGAATTCATGGACTCGTAAAGATATTCTTTCAGGAAAAACTTCTTCTCGATTTCCTGGCGTTTCGTGGGTTAAGGGAAAAAATAAGTGGGGCACTAAAATAAGAATTAATGGTAGGCAAAAGTGGATTGGCTATTTCGATCAAGAATTAAATGCGTGGAAAGCATATGTGGAGGCTATTCGTGGGATCTGAATACGATAAAGGTTTTCAGGATGGATATAAAAAAGCCATTGGGAAGGCGGAGGGGTTGGTGGATGGGTTGAGGAAAATAGAATCCCATGAATGGGAATCCGTAAAAGATAATTCTGGCCCGATTGATTGCACTCAAAATGAGAAAGGTTTACTTCGGTATGTGGCGCAAGTAAATTCATTTATTAAAGAAGCCCTCGCCAAATGGGAGAAGAACAAGTGAACGCCGAGGAAAAGTGGGCCGAGAAGCAAGAGTGGAGGCAGGAGCGGAAGTGCCCGAAATTCCCGGATTGCTCGTGCGCGGAGTGCCATGCGTCGCATGAGGAGCCGAACGAGTTTTGTGATTCTTGTCGAGACACATTAACCCCTGTTAACCCTTGAGAGGGTGGTTAACATGGGGCGAGCCGAGCCATAGCACCCCCCTGTCTGGGTCCGCCTAGGCGGGGGGTTTTATTTTCGGGGGTCACATTGGCAACGGCAATAAGGTAGGGTAGAATGAAGCTTCCCAAAGGAGAAAAAAAGCCCCAGCCTTTATGGGGCCAGGGCTTTTCAAAGGAGAATCGAAACGAAAATGAACAAAAATGAATACAACACATAAAGTGAGGTAAACATTATGCCCAGAAAAAGTATAACAAAACGACGTCCGACTTACCAACCGGCCACAAAAATCTCCAACCGCGTGATTCATATTTTTTCGATTGATCCTGTTTATTCGGAGTGGACATCGAACGATTATTTTGGTCCTCACACCGAACGACATCGTGAGAATTCCGAATATCGTCTTCAAATTAATCAATGGATTATCGACGACAAACCGAAGCGCCCTGTATTGGAATATCGTCTTTATAACTGGAGCGGGAGCCAGGGCTGGCGGATGGGCGGCAAGAAGAAAATCGAATGGGAAACAATTCGAACTATTTTACCGAAATGGTTTGAAGTCCGAGGCAGGTATGCGCCTATTTTAAGGGGGGAGCGATGAGCCAGGAGCCTGAATTATCGGAGAAGCGATTCACAGATCTTTACCGGCGATATGCGCGAGAGTCGACGGACGCGCCGGACGATTACCACCGGGTGATTGCGTATATTCTCATGGCATGTGTGGCGAACAAGAACATCTGGTTCAAGTACGGCCATCTCAAGCTCTACCCGAATCTGTATGTTCTTCTTGTTGGCCCCAGCGCCACGAACCGCAAGAGTTGGAGCATGGATTTAGGGATGCGCCTTGTTGAGAAGATTTACTCTGAGTACGAGATCATGGACTGTTCGAGTTACGAATCATTTGTCGCGGAGTTTGCGCGAGAGGACCGAATCCCTGCGGATTGCGGGATTCTGGTATGGGACGAGTTATCCGCGATGATGGGCCGGATGGAGAAGAAATCCCATTTCGAGGGATTCAAGCAATGCTTAACGTCGAGCTACACGCATAAGCGGATTCGCAGGCGGAGGGGAATCAACGAGAAGGAATCGGTTCGATACGAGATCCCGGAGCCGTATCTTAATATTTTAACGGGCTGTTCGATGGACTGGGTGACGAAGTATATACAGGGGTCGGATGTGACGGGTGGTTTTCTGGCGCGGTTTTTGTGGGTGATCTGCAACGAAAACACATCCAAGTTCAGGGCGCTTCCTGTTCCGGTCAACGAAGAAATCAAAAACATACTTATTAATAAGCTCGATTCGATGTCGATGATTCAAGGTGAGGTTAAATTCGACGAGAAGGGCGACGCCGAGTACCGTCAATGGGCGGAGGAGTTTCAGAAGATCCATCGTGGTGGATTCTGGGATGCTCTCTACGACAGGCTGAACCAGATGGTGATCAAATTAGCGATGATGAACGCTTTGCAGAGGCGCGAGCTTGAGGTCCAAGCGGGAGCGGAGCGAGAGGGGGGGCTGACGATGACGGTCAAGGATGTCGTGGAGGCGTACTACTTAGTGGAGGATCTGACGCCAGGCTTAAGCGCGATCGTGATTGGGGAGGACCGCTCGGACATTCTTTTTAAGCGGTTGTGCGGGTGGGTGGTTCGCAAGAAAGTCCACGAGTGCCGTAGATCGGACCCCATGAATTTGGTCCGGGGGATCAACGCCTATTGGATGGATCAACTCGAAAAGACGCTCATAGACAGAGAGCTATTAAAGATCGGCAAGCCCAATGGATACCCCGGAAAACTCTACGAATTCAACCTTCCCAAGATTAAGACTATCATGCAATCTTAGCGAGAGTCCCAAAATCTTAGCATTAGGTCCTGCTTAAGCTTCAGCTAGAGCTCAAAGAAACGACTCTATTTGTAGAGGTACTTGGTAGTCTTTAATACGTTAATATATATATATACATAACTATTATATATGAGACACTTTCAACTACCCCCTCCCCCAGCTTTCCCTTTATATATAGACCCCCCTCTTAACGNCCTAACGGGACCATAGCTCAAACCTACGCTTCCGTTTGAACTATAGCTCTCCCTCCTCCTCAGCTATCTCCTCCCTCATCTCATCCTCCTTTAAAAGCATCTCCTTGCAAACCTGACAATGCACAGGCGCGCCCCCCTTAACCGGGGTACAAGTCGTACCCCCGCACCGGTCGCACGGCACAGGTAGGGGCGCCTCCCCACGGTTCAAGCTGAAGCGAGAGCGACCGCGAATGCGGTCCCAGAGATTGGGGCGGTCCCTACGGTTCAAGCTGAAGCGAAAGCGGGGGCTCACGGGGTCCCCCCGTTACTGGAGAGAAGGGCCAGTATCCCTAACAGTGCCACGAGTATGAATGAGATCCAGTCGGGTATGTTAATCCTTTTGTTTTTCATGTTAGCAACCTCCTTTAGAATGGCCATTAAAGCGGTTGAATTGGACCGTGACGGCCTTTAATCGTGTTTTTGATACTCATTCCTTTTCGTTGTCGTAAAACACCACCACAGTCTCGTCTTGTAGGGCCTTTTCCTGTTCCTGTGGTGTGAGTGTGTCGAAGTACGCCCAGTTTGTATGGCCCTTGATCTCCTGGCATGCCTTGTCAAGTCTGTCCGGTTTTAGTTTCATGATGTCACCTCTCCTGCTCAGTTAGTATTTTATGAAGCCACTTCTCACTCACTTTTTCCAGATACTCGATCGAGCTTTCGATTATCAGGTCGGAAAACCCGTCTCTCTCAAGGCTTTTTATTGCATTCCGCACGACTCTCATTCTCAATTCGCTCATGATTGCACCTCTCTATTCGCGTGTCTTAATAGGCGTTTTTCGTCGAGCGTCATTCTCACAATCTCGTTCCCGTCCTGTTCGTTTTTGTGGATCAAGTCAACTACTAACAGGTTATTTTCCGGATTGTAAAAGAACTCGAGATAATTCCCTTCTTTTGTTTTTATTGTTGTCTGTTGAATTTCCATTATTTCACCTCTCCTTTAGACTTTCAGGCGTGAAAACGCCTTATTCTGTGTATATTTGTATATTCTCCAACCATGTTTGATATGCTTCGTCTAGCATATTCCATAATCCTTTAAGCGCTCCTTTTTCATACAGCAACTCGGAAATTTCCTTGTCGGTTGTTAGTCCCGAGTTTTCCTTTACGTCATCAATCGAAACTGTGAATCCTGTTTTATAGTCTTCCATGTTGTCACCTCTCCTTTTATTCAATCGTTTTAATTTCTCTCAAATTGTTCCATGTGGAACATTTTTAAATAAACATATCCAAGACTTCAGAATCAGGCATTTCCCCGTCGTTTAGAGACGGTTCTAATTCATTATCATATGTTTTGTTAATATCAACCTGTTTGCATTTCTCATTGTCTTTGCAATAAAAGACCCATCGTCCCGGTGTTACGTTTTCTGATTCTTTTCCGCAAACATCACATTTATTCATGGCCGTGTCCTCCCTTTTTATTTGTATGTGTCAAAACCGTCTTCTCTTATCTCGTGGCCGGGAACGTTCTTTACTTCTTTTCCCGCGTATTCTCTACCCAATCCAACCGCCTGGACTATTCCATCTTTAACCCATACCTGTAGTTTGTAGTCGAATCCGTTCCAGATTGTCCCTTCTCTTACCTCATCGTGCGATTGTCTACTTATGATATCCCCCTGTTTCCTCTAGTATTTCTTCTGAAACTCTGATTATTTCTTTTAATCTCTCTAACTCTCTCTCTAAATCATTCATGATTTTGGTCTCCTTTTCAGTTCGACTTCGCTCCGGAGTATAGCCGGGACCTGTGACAGCATAATGGCATCGAGATGACAAATTCGTGAATAATTTGGCCTGTTCGTTGCTCGGAAGCCTTGAAATACCCTATTCAAGCGGTTAAACTGGGGAGTGTGTTTGACGGATGATGACCATGCCTCCTCTCATTGGGAAAGGGGCAATAAAATCCCGGTTCCGCTCAGAGAGGCAGAAGAGGGCATGTATTGTCCTGTTTCGCCGTGGTATAGGCATAAATGGGGCCGTTCCAAGTCGACTCCGCTCAAAAATGGCTCATACACTGAGGTTTTGAGGTGCAGAAGGTGTGCATCATACCTTGTTTCGCGTATAAGTATAGGGGGAGATGTGCCGAGCAGGTCGGTGTCGTTCGTCAAAACCCTTAACTATGAGACGCTATCGGAATGGGACGCCAGGAAGAAGGGCACCATTTAGTTTCAGAACATAATACTTATTATCAGAAGTGAATTCACCAATGGCCCTGATTATCAAGGGCTTTCAAAAAGAGGAGTACATTCTGCATGCAACATGAGTGCCACAAAAGCATGCTTTGTCCAGAAAAAAAGCAATCCACCATGGCCCCCTCGTCCTTTCTAGTTCTATTCAAACCTCGACTCCCTCAAATTTCGCCGCCCCACAAATTTCGCTGTCCCTTACGCTTCAGCTCTACCGATTACCCGAACCCAAAACCAGAAGACTATGGTAAAGATTTTTCTTCAATATTTGGTCCGAGGTACTGACTGGATCATATGCCGATACTGTGGTGCTGTGATCCGTGTGAGGGACAACGAGATTTGTCCGGAGTGTCATATGTGGAACGACCAGTGAGGGGGTTTGATGGATAAGGAATACGTGCATGAGGGGGGGACAGATGCCATTGAAGAAGGGAAGGAGCCAGGCGGTAATCAGTCGGAACATACGGGAGATGGTGAGGTCGGGGCGGCCGAGGCGGCAAGCGGTAGCTGCGGCGATGAGGTCAGCGGGCAAATCGAGGCGGAGGACGCTTCGTACGAGCGGATCGAGGAGAAAGTAATATCACAGATTTCGAAGGAATTCCAAGCGGGGATGTCGGATGTGGGGCGGACGGTGGAGAGGCTATGCCGGGAGATATTGATGAACCGGAAGGAATTAATCCGGCTGCGATCCGAATCCCGGAGGAAACCGTAGACAAGGAGTCGACGGTTCCGGCGCAGGTGAACGAAGTGTCCCGCAAGAGCATGCCGATATTGCCGCGTGAGCTTGGACAATTTGACGATCACGTTTGCACATACGTTTTTAAGGAGGGCAGGTTAGCGAGGGGGCTGAAGGCCAAGCACCTGCGATTTTTAAATGCGATTAAAGATTCCAAATCGATTGAAGAGGCATGCCGAAGAAGCGGTCTCACGGTGGATGATTTCGTGGGTCTGTGCCAGAGGAAAGAATTTCGTGATTTGGTTGAAGACCGTTTTTAAAGAAGTCGCGGTAAGGAAGGGGATCACCGCCGAGTGGTTGGCGAGCGAAGCGGTCCAGGTCTGGGAGGGCTCGAAGAAGAAGGACTTCCAGCAGATGATTGTCTGGAAAGAACTCATGGCCCGGGTATGGCCCCGCGAGAAGGTCGGCGGCGGGTCGAACGAGGGCGGGAAGGTCCAGATTAATATTAATGTGGACCGGATGGCGGAGGCCAAGGAAAGGCAGAAGGTGATCGCAGCCGAAGCGGAGACTCCAGACTCGTGAGCAAGGTTGACATACGCGAAGTTAAGGATTTATGCGAGACGTCGCTGTACTTCCTCTGCACGGAGATTTTAGGCTACAAGGACTGGGACAAGGTTCACGATGACGTCGAGCGGATGCTGAACCGTCCGAGTGCGAAGAAGCTGATTATGCTGCCCCGGGGCCACTTGAAGACGGCGATTGTGACAAAAGCATATGTGACGCAATGCCTCCTCAAGGATCCGAATTTTCGAGTCCTGATTGCCTCACAAGTGTGGGACCGATCCAGGGATATGCTCTTTGAAATAAAGCAGTTTTTGTCGGACAAAAGCGACCTGCCGAAGATATACGGCAGATTCGATTCCGGCCGCTGGCGAGAGAACGACATCGTCTTGAACCAGCGGGACAAAGCATTAGCGGCTCCATCGATCGGGACATGCGGCGTGGAGTCGGAATTAACGACGCGCTCACTTCGACTTGATCATCTGTGATGACTTGTGCGGCTTAACGAACACTCAAACAAGNGAGCAGCGCGACAAGACGAAGAAGTTCAGGAAGATGTTGAACTCGCTCCTAGATCCGGGCTCCAAGGAAATCGACATCGGTACGCGGTGGCACTTCGATGATTACTACAGTGATGTCCTGCTGAATGAGAAGGAATACACCGACATCATGGTGAGGCAGGTCGTTGAGAACGGGAAGATCATCTTCCCCNAGAAGTTCAGCTTGCGCTTCGACAAGGAGCGAAAGACATGGGTCCAGGCAGACGAGCAGTGTATGGACTACATTAACTTCTTGAAGCAGTCGATGGGATCTGATTTTTATTCGCAGTACATGAACACGCCCGTTGACTCTGAGTTCCAGATGTTTAAGAGGGGAATGTTCCAATACTGGAACCGCAAACCGGCGCGGATGTTCGTAGCGACGACGGTAGATCCAGCTTTAAGTTTCAAGGAGAGTGGCGACTTCACCGCGATCATCACCTGCGGCATGGACACAGACGGGAAGGTTTACGTTTTAGATTACATTCAGGGGCATTGGGGCACGCCCAGCCAGATCATAGACCGAATTTTTGAGGTGAACGACAGATGGCATCCCCAAGTTATTGGGATTGAGTCGAACAACTGGCAGAAGACACTTAAATGGTGGGCGGAGAAAGCGATGGCCGAGAAAGGAAATCCTCTTCCGCTTACCGAGTTACGGGCGCATCCGAGGGAGAAGAAAGAATTTCGAATCAAAGCTCTCGAACCCTTATATGCGAACAAGCAAGTTTTCCACGCCCATTGGATGAAGGATTTAGAGGAGCAGTTGTTGGCCTTCACCCAAGAGGGAATGAAAGCGAAGCATGACGATTTGATTGATGCCCTGGCGTACCAGTTGGAGTTGTTGGTGCCGGGGCCTGAAGCACTGGGACAGGAGGCCCCGTATGGATCATGGGAGTGGGAGGTTAATGACGCCCATGAGAAGCACGCGGGACTCAGAGATTTTCTGACGGAATAATAAGGAGCTAGGTTATGGCCAATCCAGGACAGTTGGGATTAACACCGGATCAGAAGTTGGTTGTGGGTGCGGGTGTCACACGGGACAGCTTAAGCCAGAGGGAGACGCCGTTTGACGACGAAGAGAAACGAT